AAATTTAGATAAAGAAGAATTTAAATATATAGATGAACTATGACAAAACAAGATGCAATTGGTGTGACACTTAGAAAATTAGATTACATCTGGAATAAGAAATCTATGACATTTTGTAAAGCTGTTAAAGAGTTAATGGGAGGTAGTTTTGAAGATATGAGTGATGATGAACTTATACAAAAAATAAAAGATATAACAATAGATAAAGAAGCAAAATAATTTATGGAAATTAAATTAGAAGATTTTGAAAAACAAAGAAGTAATTTAAAAGCATTTGGTCTTAGATTACTTTCAAGATCTACTATTTTAAAAGATGTAGATTTATTAGTAGATGATTTAATTCAACAAACATATTTAGATTTTCATAGATATGGTGTAGATAAAATGAAAGATGAAGATCATTTTAAAATGTTTTTAAATTCATGTTTAAAGACAAATTATTATCAACTATTTGATATTACAAGAAAAAATGCTCAATATACAATGTTTAAAAAATCATTAGTTATTTTTGATGATGATAATGAGGAAGAAGAAATTCTTCCAGATCATTATAAATGTTATATAGAAAATGAATATTTTGATGAAATTGATGTTTTTAAGAAAGAATTAACTGAAAGAGAAACTTTGATATTAAATTATCTTTTAGAAGGATATTCTCAAAGGGAAATAGCAGAAAAAAGTAATTTATATATAAATATTATATTTAGAAATATTCAAAAAATTAAAGAAAAATATAAAAACTATGAAAATACAAGTAGTAAAATGTTCAGATGAAGATGCTTGGTATAAAGATTATGATTTTCCAATTAAAACTAGAGTTGATTCCCTTAATGGGGAATTAGCTAGAGATTTAAATAATGATTTATTTTATCATTCTAGTGATTGTATAAATGATGAAGAATTTATTGATGATAAACCAACTAAAGATAGTGTAGGAAAATTATTTTATGAAATAGACTGGGAATTTATAGAAGGAATGGCTAAAAGAATGGCATTGAATAAGAAAAATGGTAAATATGATGTGTTTGGATGGAGAGATAAAGGTGTTAATATTCCTGAAATGAATCAAGCTCTTATAAGACATTTAATTGCTATTCTTAAAGGTGAATTATCTGATGATACACAAGATTATTCTCATTATTATGCTTTGGCTTGTAATTCTATGTTAATAGTTAATGAATTAGAAAGAAATAGAAAGGATTTGATAAATAAAATCAGAAATATAAAATTTTAATAAAATGTCAAAAGAAAGAAAATTATTAATGCAAAAATTAGTTAAAGAAGAAGCAACTAATTTATTAAAATATGCTAAAAAGAAAGAATTAAATAATTTGAATTTTGAAAATTTAGATTCAAATGATAAGGAAAAATGTATTTATGGACAAATTACTGGTGATTGTTTTAATAATAGGGCTAGTACTTTAGTTGTTAAATGTGCTTCTAGAGTTTATGTATATGATGAAGAAAAAGAAGATATTCTAAAAAATAATAGAATTAATGGAAAGCCAAAATTAGAAGAAAGAAATAGATATTTTAGTCCAATAGAAGTTTTTATTTATAATAAAACTAATCAAAAGAATGGAAACAATAAAATGTTAGTTGATTATTTAAAAGGAGAAAGAAAAACACTAAAATTTAAATAATGAAATTAACAAAAAAACAAAAATTAATTTATGATTGGTTAATTTCTAAACCTGGATATTTAAAGAAATCAGCAGATAAACTTTGTGAAATATCTAATTTATATGGATCTTTAAAAGATCATGAAATAGCTTTAAAAGAAGCTAGAAGTGATTCTAAAAAAGTAAATATTTTAGTTACTAATCAACCCAATTCTAAAGATAATGGAATTATTAGTATTTCTAAAAATATTAAGAGTTTTGGAACTGAATATCATCCAAAAGATGTAGCTTTTAAAGAGAAATTTAATAAAGATAATGTTATTTTTATTGCTGATTTACACGCACCACATATTTTAGATGGTTATTTAGATTGGTGTAAAGAGTTACAAATTAAATATGATTGTGGTACAGTGATATTTAGTGGCGATATTATAGATGGTGGAGCTTGGAATTATCATGAAAAAAATCCAGATAGTTTAGGGGTTAAAGATGAATTATATGCAGCTAAAGAACAACTAAAAGTGGCTTATAAACTATTTCCTAAAGCTACTGTATTATTAGGTAATCATGATTTATTAATTAGTAGGAAAGCTAAAACAATAGGACTTTCTCAAAAGTTTATTAAAAATCTTTCTACTATATTAGATGCTCCAAAAACTTGGGATTTTGTACATGAGTATAAGAAAGACAATGTTTTATATAAACATGGTGCTATTGGAGATGCTTTTAAAGCTGCTGTAGAATCTAGAATTTCAACTTGTCAGGGGCATTTTCATGCTAAATCATTTGTTCAATGGAGTGTTAGTGAAAAAGATGCTATATTTGGATTACAAGTTGGTGGTGGATTTGATAGAGATCAAATGGCCTTTGATTATGCGAAGCCATTTCATAAAAAACCTATAATTAGTTGTGGATTAATTCTTGATAAGGGTCACACACCAATAGTTAAAATAATGCCATTATAAACGATTAAATTATTTAAAAATATGAAAACATTAAAGTTAAGTGATGAAAAAGCACTTGAATTATATAAAAATGCAGATCAATCTTTTAAGTGTCTATTAGAAGAAAATTTTGGTAAAGATTTCTTTAAACCTAAATTAATTACAGATAAAGTTTTTGATATAGAAACTCTTTGTGAATATTTAAATATTGATGAAGATGAGTTATATATTTTTAAAAAGAATACAAAAGACAAACATGAAAGATATATAAACGCTTGTAATATTCTTCCTAAAATAGCTCAAATTTATAATGAAGGTGTAATATTAGATTGGAAAAATACTAATATTTATAAATATTTACCTTATTTAAGCTTTTCTGGTTCTGGTGGGAGGGTTGTTGTATTCTATTATTGGCGCTATATTCTGGGTGGGTCTATTGGTCTTTACTATAAAACTAATGAATTATCTAAATCTTCCTATAATAATTTTCAATCAGTTTGGGAAGATTATTGGGGAATAAAAGCTAATTAATAACATTAAAGTTGGTACAATAATTTACTTTTCTAATTCTAGTGAGAGAGTTGTTGAATTCAATAATTGGAACTATAATTTGAATGAGTCTATTAGTCTTCGCTTATTATATCACATTGTACAACTGTGGCTATAGCCAAAAAATAAATAAAACTTAAAACAGCTTTGGTAAATTATTGAAGAAGATGTTAATAATAAGTAAAAAAGAATAAAATAATTTTATGAAAAGAGAAGGTTATTTATTTAATAAAATATGTTCAATAGATAATCTTATATTAGCTGAAAGGAAAGCTAGAAGAGGAAAAAGTAAACAAAGTGGTGTAAAAGAATTTGATTTAGATAGTGAAAATAAATTAATTCATTTACATCATTTATTGATTAATAAAGAATTTATAACTTCTGAGTATAATATATTTAGTTTGTTTGAAAAGAAAGTAAGAATTATATCAGAGTTACCTTATTATCCAGATAGAATTGTTCATCATGCAATAATTAATATTATTGGTGATATATTTATAAAGTCTTTTACTAAAGATACTTATAGTTGTTTAAAGAATAGAGGTATTCACAAATGTTTAAATAATCTTAATAAAGCTTTAAAAAATAAGGAAGAAACTAAGTATTGTTTGAAATTAGATATTAAAAAATATTTTCCTTCAATTAATCATGATATTTTAAAAGATTTTATTAATAATAAAATTAAAGATAGAAATGTATTACAATTATTATATGGAATTATAGATTCAAATAAATTAGGAATTCCTTTAGGAAATTATACTAGTCAATTATTTGGAAATATTTATTCTAATAGTTTACTTCATTATTTAAAAGAAGAACTGAAAATTAAATATTTGTTCTTATATTGTGATGATTTAGTTATTTTAGGGTCTAATAAAGATGAATTAAGAGTTATTTTAAATAAAATTAGAATTTATTTAGACATTAATTTAAAACTTAGTCTTTCTAATTATCAAATATTTCCTGTAAAATCTAGAGGAATTGATTTTCTAGGATATGTCAGTTATCATGATTGTATTTATTTAAGAAAAAGTATTAAAAATGATTATATTAAAATGATGAAGTATTATCCAAATAAAAAATCTAAAGCCAGTTATAATGGTTGGTTATTAGCTTGTAATAGTGTAAATTTAAGAAATAAATATGAAAAATGATAATATAATTGAAATGCTTGAATCAAATGATAAAGACTGTGTTTATTTGGCTGTTTCAATGATTAGAAATTATTCTACATTACTATCTGTTGAAACTAAAAAGTCTTTAAATAAAATTTCTTTATTTGACAAAATTAAAAATTATTCAGATGTTTGTAAAGATTTAGGAGAAGATGAACTAAAACTTTCTGATTTTAATTTTCTTTCAAAAGATTATAGAAAGAAGGCTTTTAATCAAGCTAAATTGCAACAAATACAAAAATTATTTAATGGTGATTGGAAATTAGATTGGTCAGATACAACTCAATATAAATGGTTTCCTTATTTTGAAATAAAGGTTTCTGGTGGTATTGGCTTTTATGTTACTTATTTTCATAGTTCGCATTTCGGCGATGCGCCTGCCTATTTTAAATATGAAGAAACTTCAAATTTTGTAGGAAAATTATTTATAGATATTTATAAAGAATTAATGTAATATTAATAAGGTTGAATATTAAATTTAGTTTCTAGTAGTATTAGCTTTAATGATTCTAATTATCATAATTCTAATTTCAACGATGAACCTACCTCTTACTTAATAATCATAATATTAACCGTAGCTATTGCTAAAAAATTAAATAATTTAAAAACTATATTAGTACCTTTATTGTGGAAAATTTGGTAATTAAAGTAATATTAAAATATTAGCTTCTAGGCCAGAAGATCGAAACTCTTGAAATGCTTAATTATTAAAACGTACCAGTTTATCATGAGAATTGATAGAACGTAAGTAATAATATTTCAACTAAATCGTGAGTTAGACTGTTTATGGTTATCAGTGAGTAAAACCATTTATAATTAAATAATAATATAATGACAAGTAAAGAATTTAATGAGAAATATAAAGACTATTTAGAAGAAGGTCATTATGGTATGTTTTTAGATAAAATAGAAGCTTTAGAATATTTAGATGGTGAATTTCAAGAATTAATTAAAATTCCAGGATTTAAATATTCTCAAATTAAAAGTAAATTTAATTGGTTTTGTTTTTATTGTGATAATGTTTCTAGAGAAAAAATAAATGAAATTGAATTAAAATTAAAAACAATTTATAATGGCTAGATTCAACAGTAACATAGAAATCTGTAACAAACTTATAGATTTCTTTAATAAAGAAGAGAATAAAGACATCAGATTCTTTCAGGCTTTACAAATATTAAAATTACAAGATGTTATTATACTTGAAGATATAAATCATTCTTATATTGAAGATAATTTTAATGAAGAATCATTAACAACATTAAAGAAAATAATAGAATATGAAAAAACAACTAATAGCAAATAGAATATTATGTTTATTATGTGATGATTTAATTCAAAGTAAACATGGACATGATATGCAATGGTGTAATTGTCATTCAGTTGCTACTGATGGTGGTCTTAATTATCTAAAAAGAACTGGAGAATCATTTAATTATGTTGATGCTTCTATTTATTCTAATAAACATTCTGATTGTAGGAAATATCTTCATTGGGGAGTTAGTTATAATAAAAATAGAA